CAATTTGGAATATTCAAAACATAGTGAGATGTTGTGGCCGGGGAGTCAATTTGAATTGCCGGTTCTGTTGTTGCTTCTGTATCTATTGCAATAGCCAAATTATTTCCATTTTGGTCAATGGACAACGAAGTTCGAGCCGCGTCTTGCTGTATTTGAAGGCAAGTTGTCCCAGTAGCAGAAGTGTTGTCGTTTACAATATTCACAAGCTGTCTTGTACTTGTGTCTGATGAATCAGAAGTAAACTGTGCAATCGAACCAGTTGTAAGTGCATCTATGCTTGTTGCATCAATAACTGTCCCCGTTGTAACCGTAGATGCAATTTTTACAGCCGCATACGATGTGCCTTCATGGTCAACCTCTATACCATAAGCATTATCATCCTGATCAATAAATAATCGTGCATCATTAAGAATTAAATCATCACCAGATGTATCCCAAGTCATATTGGAACTTGCTGTGTCGCCATAAAAGATAACATCGTAACCTTGATCGTCTGCACCGACTGTAATTGTATTATCGATTTGAACTGCACCATCAATATCAACCGCATCCAAGTTAGTCGTGCCATCTACATCTAAATCACCATTAAAATCTGCATTACCCGCCAATGTCAATGTGGTGGCCATGTCAACTGCACCATCAATATCAACCGCATCTAAATTAGATGTGCCGTTTACATCAATATCACCTTCAATATCTACACTATCAGCAACCACTAAATTTCCATCGGCAACGTCTAAAGCCGTTTGTCCGTTTGTACCGGTAATAGTCAATTTTTCTTCAGATGAATCCCATGTAAAGTTATCACCCGCTGTGCCACTATAAAGAATGACATCCTGTCCTGAACCATCAGTTCCTACCGTGAATGTGCCATCTAATTGAACATTCCCATCAATATCAACGGCATCTAAATTGGTTGTTCCGTTAACGTCTAAATCATCTGTAATCGAAACATTACCATCGGCAACGTCTAATGCGGTTTGTCCATTAGTCCCGGTAATAATTAGTTTTTCGTCTGAAGCATCCCAAGTAAGATTATCACCCGCCGTTCCGCTATAAAAGATTACATCCGTTCCGCTTCCATCAGCACCAACGGTTACTGTCCCGCTTAATTGTGCATTGCCGGATAAATCCAACGCACCGTTCATATCGATTGTGGTTGCGTTTATTTCGATCTCTGTATCAGAAACCAGATCAAGCACACCATCCGCTGATTGAAAAATATACGTTCCAGTATCTCCAAATTCTAATCGGTTCGTGCTTGACATCATTAACGCATCGGATGCGATAGTAAACCCGAAGGTCGTTCCATTATCGCCGTCCTTTACGCTAACGTGTGTTGTAGAATTACCGCCACCATCCGCATCAACGTGTAAAAGTTGTTCGTATGAGGAAGCAATACTTTGTGCGCCTAAAGCTGCCATATTATTCTCCTATTTCCTTTTTAATCTTATGACTTACCGCCCGAAATTGTCTGACATGGCCATAAGTGTTTTTAAACAATGTTTTGCCACTTGCGTTCTTCTAAATCCCAAGTGTCATTAATACTTCTCCATAAATCTCGCACTAATCGTGCAACCTGGTTAGGTATTGTTAATACTGATAGTCCTAATTTTAACATTTAACCAACGTATGCTAAACAAGCACCCGATGCCAAAGTAAATCCGGTCCATCTTCCGTAAATCGTCATTCCCTGTGGGAAAGTTTCACCATCGATTGCTGCCCCGCCATTGGCATCGATCAATGTACCCGCACCCGTATCATCCGGGTATAATTGTTCTGTTTCTGCGATTAGTCCCCCACTACCGGAAGCGAATACCGTATCCTCGGTAAATTGGATTGCAACAAAGACACCCGAACCCGCCCCGCAAGTAACTGCGGTTGTTCCCGTTACAAATATTGATCCGGCTTGTCCCATCGCTAAATTCTGTGCTTCAACAACGGCATATTGTCTTATTGACATATTTTTTCTCCTTTAAATGCCTTACCGAGCCTGTCGATCTCATGGGCATTTTGGTTTAAATTATTCTTTTTCTTTTTTTGCCTTTGGCTTTGGTTTGCTTCCATCAGCATTACATTCTTCAAACCGTTCCTTCATCGATTTCTCGTTATGTCTTGTCGGATCGTATTTGATAACCATTCCATTCGGCTTTTTATAGTATTTTTCCATTTTTCTTTCCTTGTAACAGGCGGGGATAAACCCCGCCCATCACCAGTTAATCAATTAAGATTATGAAACATCCGTTAAGATGTAAACGCCATAAGCGTCTTTTGTTTCCACTTCAGACCAGAAACCGGTCGCCACATATTCTGTGGTTCTGAAACTTGCGTTTCTTTCGGTTTCAATTCTGAAAAGGCCTTCCGGTCCAACTGCCAAACCGACTGCCCCTTTGCTAAATGCAAAGTTCGCTGCATCCCCTCCCGAAGATACATCCTCATCAATTTGATCTGACCAGTAGCAATCAAAACCCGCGATTGATCCAACCCACCCGGCTGCCATTGCTTCATTTCCTTTATCTCCCATAATTGAAAGAGGTTTAGCATTTGAGCCTGTAACAGCGGCATCGTGGAGTAAACCAATTATTCCTTTTGGTCCCCACATGGATTTCGGACTTAACACCAGGTTATACGGAAACGGGGCTCCGGCACTTCGGAGCAATCTCATCGATCCGAATACGTGTGAAAGAGCAAGTGCTGTTCCCGCAGAAGATTGTGTTTGTGAAAAGGTTTTCATTTGTTGTAGTAAGTTTTTTATCTTACATCTTGTCATTTCTAACAAGTATCGGCATATCTTTTCAACTCTTATGAGTTGTTGGAATCTCTTGGGCGAATTATATCTTTTCATCGCCTATGCTCTGCCCCTGACTATTCTTTGAATAGCCTTCGGTTCGGATTGCCTTGTGCTTTTGCATTTAGGTTTCCCGCTTAATATTCCAATAATAATCTGCATAATCACTTACGCAGACGGCATTTCCATACCAAGTTCCACCAGATCGTCATCTAATTTGGCAGCGACGGCGTTCCCAAGAACTGCTCCTACGTTGCCAGTAAGATCATCAGCGTTACCCATTCTTGCCAAATCCGAAACATCAGCACGAATTACGTGTTCTGATACGGTTGCAGATCGGGCGGTTGTGGTAACAGAAGTAACGGTACTATAATCCGAACCATCGGTTGCAGCACCTACGCTTGAAGATGCGATCTTTGTGTATTCTGGAAATTGAACGGTGATTGCACCTTGAACTGCCTGTTTGACAGTAACCAAAGGATACATCACGTTCGTATGATTAAAGGCGATTATCGCATCGCCGATGGTCTTACCAAGACCACCAGCGGCTACGCCGGTATCAGTTTCAGCCATTTTAAAACTTCCCTATATTATACCATCTCTTTCGGAATGAGGTTTCACGCCCACGCCGTCCAGTAAGGTAGTTAAAAAAATTAGTCATCATACGGCTTCTTCAATGTTCCCGGTCCGAACCCGCTGAACATACCAACATTATCGGGTTTCTTACCCTTAACGATTCTTTCGCCACGTTCTTCATGAATATCAATGTAATCATTGTAACTGACTTTTGAACCCTTGTAAGTACATTCAATATCTTGACCGCCATCAACTTTACGATGTTTTAAATCGTTGTTTGGATCAAACTTCTGTTTTAAAAGATCAGCCGCCATAACCGAGTTTTATTTCCCCAGATGTTTGCGGACTGTGAGCCTTCGCGTATCCATCAGGATCGAGTTGCGCCCATTCTTCAAATGAAGCATATCCACCAGTTGACGATGGTTTCGAGTTATCAACGGAAGCCGGTGAAGGTTTCGTATTGACTTTTTCAACATGAACTTCCAACTTTTCCAAAGGAAGTCCATCGTAAACAGCACGATCTTCTTCAGGCAGTTTCGATAATAACGACTCTCGCCGGGATGCCTGATAATCATCAAAGGCTTTGGCTTTTGTTTCGGCAGTTTGAAGTTTGGAAGTCATTTCCGCCATGATCTTTTCGTATTCGCCCTTTTCTTCCATGTCCTTCAGTTTCCGATTTTCAGCCTGTTCCTTGTTCTGTTTTTTAATAGAATCAAGTTCAACCTTTAACGTGTTTTTTTCGTCCACAAGTTCGCTAAATCGTGCATAAGGAACTTGACTGACGGGTTGCTTTTCTTCACTTGCAACGGGAGTGGTGTCCTGTTTTACGTCTGGGACTTCGACTTTTTCTTCTGTCATTTTAACCTCTTGTTTGAGTTGATTAAATCTTTCATCCTACTTTTAAGGTAATTGGTTTACTTGCGTATCTCTTGACATTCTTGCCAATAAAGTCGCTTAAATTCTTTACGATTTCTTTTTCATTTTGCTCATTAACACCAAAGATATTTCTGCCCCTGTCTGCATTGCCTTTAACTTTTAAGCCATCACGAAAGATAATATCCACGCCGGTTTGTGTTGCGTTTTGTGCTGATATAGAGTTAAGCATTGTACTGGTCAATCTTAAATTTGGGGGACTTGTCTGCCTTGATTTACCAACACCTTTAGGTCCGGCTTTACCTTCTGCCTTCTTTGCAGCATATTTAGGTGTGTATCCTTTGAACTTGTATCGTTTCCCTGATTCACTTGTCCCAAATCCTTTATCAGAATCCGTAACGATCTTGGTTGCGGCTTTACCACCGACTTTTGCCCATAATGAACGTGGAAGTTTTAGCATATCTTCTGCTCTCATTTGACCATCCACGAATGACGACAATTAAAACCACCGCGCACACCAAAGGGCGTTAAACTTGCATTTACTTCTGCTTCTGTATATCCTTTTGCCGGTTCACCACTTAATGTTGATTGACATTCTTGTCTGGTTACATCATCCAATGGACCGATATAAGTCCACAATACATCTTCGCCTTCAAATAC